CGGCAATGAGAGAATTGATCCAGCGTTCATAAACTGGCAGAAGAATAGGGTCGAAACTAGATTTAAAATGCTATCTAAATTTAATCCAAAGCGGTTTGGAGACAAATTAGGTGTTGATGCACAAGGAGATATTAATTTAACTATTAGTACTGGTATTCCTCAAGGATGAACATAAGCCTTAATTACAATCCGAGAAAATGGCAGCATTTTTGTCACGTTAATAAAGAGAGGTTTAGCGTCTACGCATTACACAGACGCTCTGGCAAGACTGAGCTTGCAATAATGGAGCTAATAGATAAAGCGATTAAGACAGATAAAGAACTAGCCATGTTTGTTTATGTTGCTCCTTTCCTTCGTCAGGCAAAAGCAATTGCATGGGCAAGACTTAAGCAGAAGATAGAACCATTGCGTAGGAACTCAGTCATAGACATCAATGAGGGAGAATTATCGGTAAGGTTTAAACATAATGGAGCGATCATCCGATTGTTTGGAGGTGATAACCCAGATGCGATGCGAGGATTACGACTAGATGGTTGTGTGATGGACGAGGTGGCTCAGTTGAAGAATGAGCTATGGACAGATATTGTGCAGCCTGCACTCTCTGACCGTTTGGGGTGGTCTATATTTATCGGTACTCCATCAGGAATAAATCTATTTAGTGAGTTGTATTACAAGGCCATAGAAGAAGACGGATGGACGGCAGCAAGGTTTACCGTATTCGATACTGATTCCCTACATCCCAACGAGGTAACTCGTCTCAAACGTGATATGAGTGAGACATCATTTGCTCGTGAGTATTTATGTGACTTCTCAGCACAGGGTGACGATCAGTTAATAGCTCTAGCAGATACCGAAGATGCAGCTAAACGTGTATATCAAGCAGATCATGTGAAGTTATCGCCTATAGTCCTTGGTATCGACCCTGCAAGGTTTGGGGATGATCGTTCTGTAGTATTTCGTAGGCAGGGGAGACAAGCATTTACACCTGTTGTATATCGAGGTGTAGACAATATGGAACTAGCAGCCAGAGTTGCCAACCTGATAGAGGAACATAACCCAGATGCAGTATTTTGTGATGCAGGTGCAGGGAGTGGAGTAATCGACAGACTAAGGCAGTTGTCATATGACGTAATCGAAATACCGTTTGGTGGAAAAGCAATAAAACCAGAGCAGTACATCAACCGTAGAAGTGAGATGTGGTGGTTAATGAAGCAATGGATAGAAGAAGGAGGTGCGATACCGAATGACATAGCTCTTAAACAGGAGTTAGCAACACCGATATATTGGTACGACAATGTGGGTAGGCGAGTCCTTGAGTCTAAGGATCAGATAAAGAAGAGATTGCAGGGTGCAGGGTCACCAGATTTAGCTGATGCATTAGCATTAACATTTGCGTTACCAGTAGCCAAAAAGGTAGCGGAAGACATATACATTAAAAGACGTACAGAGTCCACACAAAAGAAGGATTATGACCCATACAAAGTGCTCTAACTTTATTCGTGTAGCAGATGGTCTTGATGTAGAACCATTGATTAAATTGCTTGATGCCAAACCTGAGTTATGGAAAGAAATAACAGCAAGGCAAACGTTTATGAACTCACCACACAAAGACACAGAGTCAATTTACGTTAGAGGACCATATGCAATGTCTCATTACTACGTTATGTGGGATACAGGATCATACGACTATCCGTGCATGGAATATTTAAAACCAGCATTAGTGCCATTAATGCAACCAGTATTAAAAAAGCTTATGGTCGAAGATATGGGGCGTGTGCTTATAGTTAATCTCAAACCTAGTGGCCACATAATAAAACATAATGACCAAGGAAAATATGCAGATAAATACGCTCGGTTTCATTTAGTTGTCAAATCTAATCCACATTGTAGTCAAACTTGTGGTGATCAAAAGCAAAAGTTTGAGGTAGGCGAGGTCTGGTGGTTTAACCATAAGAAACTACATACTGCGGACAATGTTGGCACTACAGACAGAGTGCATATAATATTTGATTGTGTACCAAAAGATTTTTTATGACCAGTGTGACCGTAACTGCTGATAGTACAGCTACTGTGAACGAAAGTAGAGTACCTAAAACAGAAATTAGACTCTGCACGCTAGATGAATTCAAGGTTGTAGCAGACCATTTGTTTCAAGAGCATTACGATGAAATTGCTCGTAACAAACAAGTAATGAAGCTAAAGCCTAATTGGCCTTTGTACGAAACAACTGCCCAATCAAACTCATTGTTTATTTATATAGCGATGCAAGATAATGTTTGTATTGGTTATTCTATGAACTTTGTTAGCAATCATTTTCATTATGCTGACCTAATAGTCACACAGAATGACGTTTTGTTTGTCAAAAAAGAATTCAGAAGTGGCAGGTTGGGTTTACGTTTAATAAAAGCTACCGAAGAGCACGCAAAATCTATTGGATGCAAACTTATGTTATGGCACGCCAAAGAAAACACCGCACTAGTTTCATTGTTACCGAGACTAAAATACGGTGTACAAGAAATTATTTATTCTAAGGAGATTTAACTATGGTAGTTGCAGCCGTAACAATAGGTGCTATTAGCACTGGTGTCCAAGTGTACCAAGGTATACAACAGCGAAAGGAGCAAAAGAAACAGTTAGCAGCACAGGAACGTGCAAATGCTAAAGCTGCTGCTGATCGTGAAAAGGCAATGGAATTAGAATCACAAGAATATAACAAAGCAAACAGAAAGAAACCTGATGTAGGCGGTATTGAAGGCGGTATAGCAGCAAGGCAAGGAGCAGGTGCTGGAGGTACATTGCTTACTGGACAACAAGGTGTAAATCCAGAAGAGCTACAACTAGGTAGCAATACATTATTAGGCGGTTAAACAATGAAAACCAAACGTGCTGATCTCTTAACTCGGTGGGGTCACCTTAGATCTGAGAGGGCAACGTGGTGGTCGCATTGGCAAGAAATAACAACATATTTATTACCAAGAAATGGACGTTATTTTGAGCAAGATAGAAACAAAGGCCATAGAAGGCATAACTCTATATACGACAACACTGGCACAAGAGCACTAAGAACTCTTGGTGCTGGCATGATGGCAGGTGCAACATCCCCTGCAAGACCTTGGTTTAGACTAGCTACTGCTGATCCAGATCTTAATAAGTTTCCACCTGTCAAATTATGGTTAGCTGGTGTTACTGAACGTATGCAATTAGTGTTTACTAAGTCCAATACATACCGAACATTGCATGGAATATATGAAGAATTAGGAGCATTTGGAACGGCAGGGTCAATTATTTTACCTGATGAAAAAAAAGCAATACATCATTACCCAATAACTTGTGGGGAATATGCAATAGCACAAGATTACCAAGGCAGAGTTAACACTTTGTACAGAGAATTTCAAAAAACAGTAGGAGAAGTAGTCAGAGAGTTTGGATATAGCAAATGTTCAACGTCTGTTAAGAACTTGTACGACAGAGGTTCATTAGATCAGTGGATTACATTAATTCATGCAATAGAACCAAGAGATGATAGAGAAAGAGATTTTAGCAAGAAAGATAATGTAAATATGAGATACAAATCTTGTTACTTTGAACAAGGCGGTGATGGCGAAGATGTATTACGAGAGAGTGGATTTAATGATTTCCCTGTCGTTGTTCCTAGATGGGGAATATCTGGTGGTGATATTTATGGCAATTCACCGGGAATGGAATCGTTAGGTGACATAAAACAGTTACAACACGAGCAATTACGCAAGGCACAAGGCATTGATTACCAAACAAAACCACCATTACAAGTACCTAGCTATTTAAAAAATAGGGATGTAGATAGTTTGCCGGGTGGAGTTACGTTTATTGATGGCCAACAAGGCAAGATTGAGACAGCATTCAACGTAAGTCTTAACTTACAACACTTGTTAATGGACATACAAGACGTAAGACAACGGATAAACAGTAGTTTTTATGCTGATTTGTTTCTTATGTTGGCGAATGCTACTGATACAAGGATGACAGCAACAGAGGTAGCAGAACGTCACGAAGAAAAACTGCTTATGTTAGGTCCTGTATTAGAAAGATTGCACAATGAATTATTAGATCCATTGATTGATATTACATTTACACGCATGGTAGAAGGTGGATTAGTGCCACCAGCCCCAGAAGAATTACAAGGCATGGAACTAAGTGTTGAATTTGTGTCAATGTTGGCACAAGCACAACGTGCTATTGGTACAAATAGTGTAGATAGATATACAAATACAATGGGTGCTATTGCACAAATGAAGCCAGACGTACTTGATAAGTTTGATTCTGATGCATGGGCAGACAATTATGCTGATATGTTAGGCATTGATCCAGAATTAATTGTTCCCGGTAAACAAGTTGCCATGATAAGACAGGCAAGAGCAGAACAACAACAAGCAATGGCACAAGCAGAAGCACAACAACGTGCTGCTGACAACATAGCTAAAATGGGTAAAAATGATGCTGGCAATATGCAAGACATTATTAACCAATTTAGTGGTTACAATTCACCATCACCAATGGAGGTATAAAATGGCTGACCCAAATTTTACAAAAATGTCACCTGATTTCAAAAAACGGTACAGAAAAATGATTGAACAACATAATAAAGAACAAGAACAAAAGAAAAAAAATAAATCAAAATTAGAAAAATTTGCAGATAGATTATATGGAGGTAAATAATGGATTTAATTGATTTAAAGAAAGACCCACAACCTATTGACAGCAATGAAATGTATGAAGAACCGATGTATAGCTACGGTTTGTGTATATCGTTAGGTAGAGAAGAGTTAGAAAAGTTAGGTATAGAAAAGTTACCAGAAGCTGGCAGCGAAATGATGATTAAAGCTATAACCTATGTCAAAACTGTTAGAGAAAGTAAAGAGAAGGATGGTGTAGAACAAAATGTAGAACTACAAATATGTGCAATGGGTATAGAACCTTTTGACAAAAGCAAAGATCAAGCAAATGGATTGTATGGTAAAAAAGCAGTAACAGCACCACCCAAGGCAGAACCTGCTACTAAAACAACTACATACTTAGCGTAGGAGGTTATCATGTTTCGCAATTTCTTAAATACAAAAGAAGATCAAAAAAATAGTAAAATTACAACTATTGATAAGTTGGACGGAAACAAGCTGCCATATAATCAACAGTTTATAAAAGAATACGAAACCAAAATACAGAATGGTGAGAAAACTACAATAGGAGAAAAATATAAATACACAAAAGAAAGAAAATTACAAAGAAAATACGAATTAGAAAAACTTTATCCAAGCATGGGAGGTAATTAAAAATGGGTAACAAATTATGAGTAAAGGTTTATGGGCAAACATACACGCAAAACGTAGAAGAATTAAAGCAGGTTCTGGTGAACGTATGCGTAGTAAAGGTGATAAGGGTGCACCAACTGATAAAGCAATTGCAAATAGTCAAACAAGCAAAAAGGATAAAGCTAAGAAGCTGTATCCTAAAATGGCGTAGGTGTGACCGTAACACAGTTATAACTCGATATATTAGAGCATGAGCGAATACAATCCACTCGATCTTAAAAGTCAACAAAAATCTAAAGACAACAAAAAGTCTGCGGAAAGAATTGACCGACAGAACGAGGAATCGGATATAAAGTGGCTCATGAGCAGCAAGAGGGGTCGCAGATTAGTCTGGAGACTTTTGGAACAAGCAGGTGTATTTCGATCATCGTTCAACACTAATGCAATGGCTATGTCTTTTGCAGAAGGTAACAGGAACTATGGTTTGCAACTCCTTAACTTAGTTCATACTCTTTGCCCAGAACTTTATCCGACCATGATCAAGGAGCAAAAAAATGTCAGAAATGCTGATGACGGAAGCCAACCAAACCAATGAAGGCAATACGCAGCAGCCAGTAGAAGGAGCTACAACAGAGCAAACTACTACTGACACACAGCAGCAAGCTGAAAGTGTACAAGAACAACAAGTTTCGGATGAAACCCCTGTTGAAAGTGAAACTAGCGAATCAGAAGTACCACAAGGTGCTCCTGAGACATACGAGTTCAATACTAAATTATCTGACGATTCTTCTGAACTCGACCCCGAAATAGTTACTACATTCGGTGAAGTCGCTAAAGAACTTGATCTGCCACAAGACGCTGCACAAAAAGTATTAGATAAAGTTGCCCCTGCTATGCAAGCAAGACAAGCCAAACTTATCGAAGATACTAAAATTGAATGGGCAAACCAATCACAATCAGATGAAGAATTTGGTGGTGAAAAGTTATCCGCAAATTTAGAAGTTGCAAAACAATCTCTCGATGCTTTTGGTACTGATGCTTTTAAGTCGCTGCTGCAAGAATCTGGCTTGGGCAATCATCCCGAAGTAATTCGGTTTATGTACCGAGCAGGTAAGGCAATAAGTGAAGACAGTTATGTTGGTAATTCTCAAGGAGCTAACCCTCGTGGTTCAAATATTCCAAAAGATTTTAACGGCATAGCTAACGCACTGTATTCTAATCAGCAAAACAAGTAAGGAGTTATTAAATGGCTACTCTCTCATCATCAAATTTAACACTAGCGGATTGGGCAAAAAGATCTGACCCAGACGGTAGAGTTCCAATTGTTGCAGAACTATTATCACAAAGCAACGAAATACTAGACGATTGCGTTTTTAAAGAAGGTAATTTACCTACTGGAGAACGTGTTGTTATTAGAACTGGTTTACCCGGTGTTTACTGGAGAGCACTTAACCAAGGTATTCCATCAAGCAAGTCAACAACAGCACAAATTGACGAAGCTTGCGGAATTCTTGAAGCTCGTTCTGAAGTAGACAAAGACTTAGCAATGTTAAATGGTAACACTGCACAGTTCCGTTTATCTGAAGATACTGCGTTCTTGGAAGCAATGAACCAGACTCAAGCAGAAACAATGTTCTACGGTAATCCCGGAACAGATCCTAAAAAGTTTTTAGGACTTGCACCAAGATATGGTGATTTATCTGCTGACAACGCAGTAAACATTCTTAATGCAGGTGGATCAGGTTCTGATAACGCTTCTGTATATCTAGTTGTTTGGGGTGATAACACTGTATATTGTCCTTTTCCTAAAGGATCTAAAGCAGGTTTAACTCATGAAGATCTAGGCGAGCAAACTGTTTACAACAGTGACGGTACAAGACTACAAGCTTTTGCTACTCGTTACCAGTGGAAGAACGGTTTGGTTGTTAAAGATTGGAGATACGTTGTTCGTATTTGTAACATTGACATTTCTGACCTATTAGCAGGTTCTAACACACAAGCTGCAAGTGCATCTACTGCTCTTATCAAGCTTATGGCTAGAGCGTTGTATAGAATTCCAAACATGGCAATGGGAAGAGCAGCATTCTATATGAATAGAACTGTTCACTCAGGATTATCTATAGCAGCACTTGATAAGTCACAATCTGTATTGGCTATACAAGAAGGTCTATCACAGTTTGGATCAGCACAAAGCTACTTATCATTCCTTGGAGTACCTCTAAGAAGAGTTGATGCGTTGCTTAACACTGAAGCTGCGGTAAGTTAACTTTTTTATTAACAAAGGAGATTTAAAATGATTACAGACAAACTGCTCCGAGTGAGCGAAGATCAAGCAATTACTACAACTGCTTTTTCTACTGACACTATTGATCTAGGAACAGCTAGAGATATAGGTGAAGGTACTGCGTTATACATGAACTTTGCTGTTACCACTGCATTAGCAAACGGTACAAGCGTAAAGTTTGAAGTTGTAACTAGTGCAAATGCTAACTTATCTAGTCCTACTGTTATAGGAAGCAGCGATGCAATCCTTACAGCAGCACTTACAGTTGGTAAGAACGTAGTAGTACGCATTAATCCAGACATTGCTGGCAAAGGTAAAAGGTACTTAGGTGCTAGATACACAGTTGCTGGTACATTTAACGCTGGTAAAGTAACTGCTGACGTTGTAGAAACAATCGGTGACGGACAGAAGTACTATGCTTCTGGCTTTACCGTAGCTTAATAAGGAGAATCTATGCCTATTTATAGAGCTAAAACTAAGTGCTTTGTTGGTCAATCCATGAGAGAAGCTAACGAAGAGTTTGAATACAATGGAGAGCCAAACACTAACATTGAAATTGTTGGTGGGTCTGATGTTATTGATTATGAAGCAATGACAAAAGCAGAGCT